GCCCAGGGGTCAGTGACCCACCTCCAGCCTACAAACTAGGCAGAAAGACTGGGCTTACGCCCAGTCCAACCCGGACCAATCAGGTATGAAGGTCCACCTCTTAACCAACCGGCCGAAGATACCTCTCCGTGATTCCCACCCGAGGGTAGGAGATAAGCTGGTTCCCTGTGGATAGACGGACCGTTTAACAGTTGGCGGCTCGCCGATCGATTCCCCTTGGAGACTCACTTGTTTTGCAAGTAAGACCCCATAGGTCGTCTTTCGGACTTTGCCAACCTTCTGCTGGGCAGTCTTAATCCAATACCCTTCCCACCCGTCCCTTGAACGCCGCTTTATGGCCCCAGAAGGGCCTGTAGTAAAGCCGACGTCACCCAGTTCGAGTGGAACGCGCAAACACTGCCAATCCTTCGGAGCTTTATTAAATAGCTCTTTCCAAACAGGCAGATAGCGTCGGTCGGGATGGCCTGTCAGCTGCGTCGCAAAGCGATACAGCTTATTTGCCAACTTAACCGTGTACGGGGCGCCACCGTAAGTTTCGGCGTCGTCACGCGCATAGAAGGGTTTCACACTACAACCTTGGAAGTAGTGTTCACCACAGGACTCGAAGAAGTCACCAGCCAGGTGACTCTTCTTCATGTTGACGCTGAAACCGAGGTAGTTCAGCGCATCGATCACTCGTCCGGCGTAGGCCCTAGGAACGATAATATCGTCCCCAAAGACCGAAACCTTATCGAGTTCACAGAGCGGGACGATGGACGCACACACCGAATAGAAGACTAAAGTCTCCAACTCGAAAGTGTATCCATTTCCCATTGAGCTCCACTTCTGGAGCTCAACCCACTCACCATCGACCAACGTCCACGGCGACCGGCATAGCCAGCACGCGTGGAGCCAATCTTTTGGCAGGAGGTACTCTACTAGCCCCCGTGAGACAGAGTCGCTCGCAGCAGACAGATCCAGGGTTACCAGATCGTCTTTGTATGCGAGCTTCGCCAATAGGCGATTCCGCTCTTGGGAGTTTAGATCGATTCCCGTTTGACGTTTCAGTCGGCGCCGCATCACCCCACCGATCCCAAGCTGCATAAAAATATTCAGCGAGGGCTCGATGCAAATGACGCGGTCCTTCTTAGCGTTCTTAGGGACAACGGTCAGCTTGCTGCCCCGTACGATCGTGAACGATCCCCGATGGTAATCCCACCAGTTTTCGCCCATCAATGACCGTACGAACGGCATCAAGCTGTGGGTTAGATGGATTTCTCCATCGAATTTATCCGAGGGCGCAAGGCCCCGTCCGCGTACACTCGTTGTTGCACCCGGCCCGAATCTCATGTGGCGCAAAGCCTCATCGGGACGGAAGTCTCCAAGAATATTGGCAACATTATGTCGTGCCAACCAGAGCCAGTCCGGGTGGACCGTCTCAGGGAGACTAAAGAGGTTATTCACCTCAGTGCAACAGACTTCAGAGGCATGGAAGCCTTCCAAAGCCACAGCCTTACGGTCGATGTCCAAGGGTATACGTTTACTCTTTGACAGAATCTCCGTCACCAGATAATCCTCAGCGAATGCTTGAGGGCTGGAATAATGACGGGGATCTATCTCGAGATCAACAAGCTGTTGGTACTCTCCACTCTTAAGGAGCAGAGCGATCGTCAGCGCTCTAGGGCTGTCGATTAGTTCGGCAAGCGAGTGTACAAGGCCTGACTCAACGCGGAACGCTGAGTTCGGTTCTTTGGATTGACGACAGAATCGGTTTTCCAGCATTATGTGCCTCCAGGAGGTTACATATGTGGCAACACAGGATGATGCCACCAGCGAACGCGGTACCTACCCAATAAAGGGTACGCACTAGAGGGGCAGGACGAGCTCGGTGACGAGCTCATCGACCATGGCGTCGGACAACAAGTCCTGCGCCATAGCCTTCAGGCGATCACGGCGAACCGGATCTCCTGCGCCGCTGATAATGAACTCGCATTTGACGCGGTCCACACCAACAACGGTAGCAACCCCATCCACTTGCTCGACCAGAGGACGAGCTAGTGACACGACCGCCTTGCTGGACTCCTTACCGGAACGCGCGCGCCGAAGGTCCGCCACCACCACCTGCTCTTCGAGCAGAGGGATGGACGGCCCGTACGCACGCCACACGCACTGGGAGGGTCCTTTAGAGACCGGCAGAAACGTGTGATCGATGGCGTCCGAATCTGTCAACACGACAGAAGTAATGTCGCTCATTGAAGAGCTCCAGGGCTAGGCCCATTTGGGTTAAGGACAATGCCAGCGTTACTTATGCACAGCTATAAGTTGTGCAATAGCGTTAGCCAGCGATCTTACGGACTTGGACGGCTCATACTGGAGTTGATATTCGGTTTCCGGAATTCCGGTAATCGCTTCTCTCCACCAGCTTGAGTATGTGACCCTTGCGGGTCTCAACTCGACCGTCCCGGCAGGGCTACAGTTAGAAATACTGTAGTCGGAGCGATAGTTGTGCAGTGCATAGCCCGCGCACGCTGTAGCGACTACATGTAAGTAGGCGTCCAGCGCAGTGAGGTTCTGCCCTACATTTACTGCCCAATCGACGACGTGAGAAAATGGAACATTCTCCCACAACCACTCAGCAGGATTGCCTGAAGTGGCAAACCCCGCGGATGGCTGCAAACGCACGTAGTACTTGCCTCGAACGGTATGGATCGCTTGTCCAGACACTAACTGCCCATAAGGGTCAGGAGATGCCGGACTTACGCTTTCTGTCCCGCCGAAGGTAACCACGTGTAGCACCGGCTCAGAGAGCCGTGCATTTAGAGCAGCCACTAGATCATCAACAGTGCCCATAGTCGGCTCCCAGCCGAAGGAGACACCGAGATACCCCGAAGCTAATTGCTTTACCGGCTTACGTACCAGATTCCGGTACGCATACCGAGCCTTCTGCTTCGAAGTCATGCGCTGCCACTTTCGTGAACGGCGCACAGATCTCGAGGGCTTATAACGCCCTCGCGCGTAATCCCGAACCTTCTTAGCTGTTTCAGCTAAGTCGGTCAGGAGCCCCGAAGTCGCCCGCACGGTTTCGTGCATCTCGGCGATGTCCCCGGCAAGGTTCACACGTAAGTTCTTTACGCGTTCGGCCAAGCCAAGAGACCAGTTCACGGGTGGAAAGACTGCAAACGGGGGGTAACCCTTCAAGCAGCCGATATAGTGGTACTTGCTAACGCCGCAATCGTGATCAGAAGGGGTATCAACCCTAGCTAGACCACCTTTCACGGTGAAAGTATAGTACACACCAAGCCCACCCAGATCCGTCTGGGCTAAGTAGAGCGGAGACGGTTTTGGCCGGTGTTGAACAGAGTTCTCATCCGGTTCCGCAACTTGAGTCCAACCGTAGGACGCCGTACGTGAAGAGTAGAGATGTTCGCACGAGTTTGTACTGGCATTCCACCAGTGATACTCGTCCGTTACACTTTCCTCTAGGTACGTTGTCTTAATGGTCATCGTCGCACTCCGATATGGAGAAGGTTTCTAACGCTTTAAACGTTGGTGTACCTACTTAAAACACCAGATAGGTTCCCCCCTGAGGGGGG